AGAATCTGGGATGGTAAGATAAGATTATTTGATCAAAGAAATAATAATATCTATCTAGGTCTTTTACCATACATAGAACAATTCGCTAGTGAAAGACAATACGATATTGAGTATGGTGATCCAAGACCAGATTTAACAGACGATTTTTCAATATATCTTGCTAATAAATTTGTAGAAGAACTAAATCTACATTCTCAAAGAAAACAAATACAAGTTCGTGATTATCAGCTAGAAGCTTTTGTTCATGGTATGCGTCATAGGAGAGCATTATTATTGTCTCCTACAGCATCAGGCAAGTCCCTCATCATATATCTATTTGTACGTCAATTCCTTGAATACAAAGGCTACAAAGGGTTAATTATAGTCCCGACTACATCACTAGTAGAACAATTATATACTGATTTTGTAGACTATTCTACAGAAAATGCATTTGATGTAGAAGCTAACGTGCATAGAGTATATCAAGGTAAAGATAAAGTATCAGAGAAGAATCTGATTATTTCTACATGGCAATCTCTGTACAAATTACCTAAAGAGTATTTTGAACAGTTTGATTATATTATTGGTGATGAAGCTCATTTATTCAAAGCTCAGTCTTTGACTACCATAATGACTTCCTGCACTAATACAAAATACCGTATTGGTTTGACTGGTACATTAGATGGTACAAAGACACACAAACTAGTTTTAGAAGGTCTATTTGGGCCTGTAGAAAAAGTTACTACAACAAAGAAGCTAATTGAAAATGAACAATTAGCAGAATTCAATATCAAGTGTTTGATACTCAAGCATTCTGAAGAAACGGCAAAAGAATTAAAGAAAAAAGAATATAAAGACGAAATAGAATATTTAATTGGTTGTGAAGCTAGAAACAAATTCATTAAAAATCTAGCATTATCACTCGGTAATAATACATTAATCTTGTATCAATATGTTGACAAGCACGGCCAATTGTTATATGATTGGATTGCCAATGCCAAGAATATAGGCAATAGAAAAGTATTCTTTATTCACGGTGGCGTTGATGCAGAAGAACGAGAACAAGTTAGACGAATTATGGAGGAAGAAAAAGATGCAATTATTGTGGCTTCTTTTGGTACTTTTAGTACCGGTATTAATATACGCAATTTACATAACATTATCTTTGCGTCTCCCTCCAAATCTAGAATTAGAAATTTACAATCAATCGGCAGAGGACTTCGAAAAGGAGCAGGAAAAGAAAAAGCAGTCCTCTTTGATATTGCCGATGACCTTCGAGTCGGCAAACACATGAACTTTACTTTGAGGCATTTCGTGGAAAGAACAAAGATATATAATGATGAAGGATTCCCTTATAAACTCTATAAAATAGGACTCAAGAATGGAACAAATTAAAATAGTCCGTCTTAAAACTGGAGTTGATATTATAGGCACTATCATTGAGCAAAATTACTCAACGTACATTAAAGATGCTATGATCATAGAAATACACGATGATCTTCGTAATCAAAAACAAGTCTTAACCCTTGCTAATTGGGCTCCTTCTTCAATCATAAAAAACAATGAATGTGTTATTGGAGACAATGATATTTTAACCAAGTTTGATCCTACAGATACTTTTGTGGAACATTACATTGGTACTTTGAAAACTATCTCTGCTTTAGCTAAAGCTAAGAAAGACGCAGATGAACTTAATGATGATGAAATAACTAATTTGATTGAAGCAATGGAAGAGAAAGAATATCATACCTTACAGTAATTAATCCTTTTATTAGCATCATTCTGGACATACTCAGTATAACGGTGTGTCAAGACCTTGTCAACACTTTTTTATGGTAAACTTATGAGTAAACAGAAACACTACGTCAACAATGAGGATTTTCTCAAAGCACTTGTCCAGTACAAAAAAGACTGTAAACAAGCGATTAAACACAAAGAACCAAAACCAAAAGTACCTGAATATATTGGTGAATGCTTTATGAAGATTGCCGAAGGGTTATCTCATAAACCAAACTTTATCAACTATCCACATCGTGATGAGATGATTGGTGATGGTATAGAAAACTGTTTAATGTATTTTGAAAACTTTAATCCAGAAAAATCTAAAAATCCATTTGCTTACTTTACGCAGATAATTTATTTTGCTTTTCTTCGTCGTATCCAAAAAGAAAAGAAACAATTATACATCAAGTATAAAGCTACACAGCAAGTTGGTGTTTTGGATGAATATGAAATGTTAGAGTTTGAAGATGGAACTACCAAACAATTTGAACTCTACGATAATATTTCCGAATTCATTGAAAACTTTGAAGAAGGCAAGCGGAAGAAAAAAGAGGCAAACAAGCCTAAAGGTATTGAAAACTTTTTGGAATAGTGATATAATTAAAGTTGGATTATTATAGGACACAATAAATGTCAAAAGTGGCGATAATTACTGATCAGCATTTTGGTGCTAGAAATGACGCTCTTGTTTTTTTGGACTTCTATGAGAAGTTCTACAAAGAAACATTCTTTCCAACTTTAAGAAAAGAAGGTATACGGCAAGTATTGATTCTTGGTGATACTTTTGATAGAAGAAAGTATATAAACTTCTATAGTCTCAAAAGAGCCAAAGAGATGTTCTTTGATATTCTCCACGAAGAAGGTTTTGAAGTATACATGTTGGCAGGAAATCATGATACATACTTCAAGAATACAAATGAAGTAAACTCTGTAGATTTGTTATTGCAAGAATATGGTAATATTCATGTGATAGACTCACCAGAACACATATATGTTGGCTCTCATCTAATCTGTATGATACCATGGATATGTGTAGATAATTATGACGAATGTCTGAGTTTTATCAAAGAATCAACATCTGATATTTGTATGGGTCATTTTGAAATTGCAGGATTTTCAATGTACAAAGGAATGCCATCAGATGAAGGACTTGATAGGAATATTTTCAGAAAATTCGAATTTACTTTCAGTGGGCATTATCACCATAAATCTTCTGCTGATGGGATTTACTATCTTGGTAACCCGTATGAGCTTACCTGGCAAGACTACAACGATTCTCGTGGTTTTCACATTTTTGATCTTGATACTAGACAGCTTGATTTTGTTCAGAACCCTAACGTAATGTTTCATAAAGTTGTCTATGATGATAAGAATAAAGAGATTAAAGAATTATCTAATCATAATATGACACCATATACAAGTAAATATGTTAAGGTGGTTGTCTTGAATAAAACTAATCCATATTTGTTTGATGTGTTCATCAACAACTTATACCAATCAAATCCTGCCGATATTACCATCGTTGAAGATTTCACAGACTTGACAGAAGGCGTAAGTGATGATATAATTGACCAGGCAGAAGATACTCTTACCATTTTAAACAATTATGTGGATGCTATCCAAGAAGATAATCTGGACAACAATAAACTGAAATCTATTCTCAAAGAACTTTACCTAGAAGCTATAAACACAGAAAAAGTATGATTATATTTGAAAAGGTTAGATGGAAAAATTTTCTATCTACTGGAAACTGGTTTACTGAAATTGACCTAAAAAGATCGCCAAACACACTTATTATAGGTTCAAATGGATCAGGAAAGTCAACCATTCTTGATGCATTGACTTTTGGTTTGTTTGGTAAACCTTTTCGTAAAATCAACAAACCTCAACTACCAAATTCTATCAATGAAAAAGAATGTGTGGTAGAAATAGAGTTTTCTGTAGGTAAAAAAGCATATAAGATTATTCGTGGTATCAAGCCTAATGTGTTTGAAATCTACATTGACGGTAAACTACTGAATCAGGATGCAGCAGCTAAAGACTATCAAGAAGTGTTAGAAAAGAACATTCTCAAATTAAACTTTAAGTCTTTCACACAGATTGTTATTCTCGGCTCTGCATCTTTTACTCCTTTCATGCAACTATCAGCAGCAGACCGTAGAGGTATTATTGAGGACTTACTTGACATTCAAATTTTTTCTTCTATGAACTCTTTGGTAAAAGAAAAGATGGGTGAGATCAAAGATAAAAGTGTTCAATTGAAATATGATTTGGATCTGACAGCAGAGAAAATAGAACTACAGAAACAAAACATTGAAGAACACAAGAAACACAATGATGCTGAGATCGAAAAGAAAAAACAAGAAATCATTGTAAGCGAAACACAAATAGGTCACTTACAGATTGATATTGAATTAATTCAGAAACACATCAATGTACTAAATTCAAAAATCCTAAATAAAGATGTAGTAGAGACAAAAAGAACTAAACTTTCAAATCTTGAAAATCAGTTATCAAATAATTTAAGAAAACTGGATAAAGAAGTTCAGTTCTACGAAGATAACCACGACTGTCCTACTTGCAAACAGACAATTACACAAGAATGGAAAGAAAAACAAATATTAGAAAAGCAGGTTAAAAAAGGAGATATATCAGTAGCACTAACTGATATTGAGAAAAAGATTGCAGATGCAAACAATATTATAAACAAAATGTTGGAAGTTTCGAAACACATTAGTGAACATAATTCAGAGGTGATAAAACATAATGCGTCAATTACAGCAATCAACAAATACGTGGCTAAACTTAATGCAGAAATTACGGAACTCTCAAACAAAAAAGACAACCTTGAGGATGAGAACGCAAAGCTTAAAGAGTTACGAGAACAACTTGCCGGCCTTGTTAAAAAACAAAAAGAACTAGCAGACGAGAAACAGTATTATGAATTTGCTGGAACATTGTTGAAAGATACTGGTATCAAAACAAAGATTATCAAACAATATCTTCCAATTATGAATAAATTAATTAACAAGTATCTGACAGCAATGGATTCGTTTATTAACTTTAATCTGAATGAAAATTTTGAAGAAACAATCAAATCTCGCCATAGAGATGATTTTAGTTATCATAATTTCTCTGAAGGTGAAAAGATGCGAATTGACTTAGCTATTCTGTTCACATGGAGACAGATTGCAAAGTTGAAGAATAGTGTCAACACCAATCTGCTGATATTAGATGAAGTGTTTGATTCTAGCCTAGATACTGTAGGTACTGATGAGTTTTTGAAGTTGATGTATGACGTTGGACAAGATACCAACGTATTTGTTATATCGCATAAAGGTGATCAGTTATTTGATAAATTTAGAAGCGTGATTCGTTTCGAGAAGAAAAACAATTTTTCGAGGATAGCAAAATGAGTGATATTATTAGAATTAGCACAGATGATCCATCTGGCACAAAAGTACAACAGGTTAAAGTATTAGAACTTGTACCAGAAAAATTTTCTATTCTAGATGAAGTAATGCCTGAATTTGATTTCAGTAATCCACCTACTGATCCAGTATTTCTCGCATCACAATTGGTAGAAACTTGCATTTATCATAAAGGTCTTGGTCTATCTGCAAATCAATGTGGATTAAGATATAGAGTATTTGTGATGGGTGCAGGTAATGATTATGTTGCACATTTCAATCCAAAAATTGTTAGTGTGTCTGAAGAAAAAGCACATATGGAAGAAGGATGCTTATCTTATCCATTGTTGTTCATTCACATTACTAGACCAGAAAGTATTACTGTAGAATATCAAGACTTCAATGGTGAAAAAAAGACAGCAACATATTCGGGTATAACTGCTAGATGTTTTCAACATGAACTTGACCACATGAATGGTGTTCGTTATACGAGTAAAGCAAAACCATTAGCACTACAAACAGCTAAGAAGAAAAAAGACAAACTAATTCACCGTTATAGGAAAGCAAATGAAAGATTGGCAGCACGGGTACGAACTGGATTACCTCAAATCGGTTGAATCTCTTTACGCAGCATACAACAAGTTTGCAGATTCACCTTTTGCTGAATACAAGAAAAATAACATAGCAGAAGATTTACACAAAGGACATTTGCACATACATGCAGATGGCTCTTACGTTCAAACTAAAGTAAGTAAATCTTCTCCTATTACTATGTACCAAAACATAACGATTGGAACCAAAACACCAGGTGATTGTGTTATTACCAAGCTTCGTGGTACTGACGATTACATTGAAGATGTTTGTAAACAAGCAGAAGGTAATACTTGGTTATATGTTTGGGCTGAAGATAAAACTACCAGAATGATTGCACAAAACTACTTTGATTATGTCGGTAGTAAAATTACAACATTTGGAGAAATCTATGGTATCTATTTTAAACAAGGACTAATACCAACAACATTTCCATTTGTTGACCCAGTAGAAAAGATTGCCATAAAACAGTTGCGTGTTCCTGTTAATTCTGATATTATAGAAAAAATTGCAGCTAGGTTGGAAAACCTAAATATTAAATTCCAAAATCATTATAGCAACTACAACAAGAAAAAATCTTGGTCTGCAATATCTCTGCGTGGCTATACACCAGATATTATGCGTATTGAAAAACCAGTTGAGATGAGTAAGAAATGGAAAGAGGAACACAAAGATGAAGAATTTTACTTACAAGATACATTCCTTCGCCAGGAGTTTCCAGAAGTTGAGAAACTCCTTAGTTTCTTGGGCGATGCGGAATTACATCGTATTAGATTTATGCGCCTTACTCCTGGCGGTGGTGAGCTTACCCGCCATACAGACCAAGTGGATCCAGATTCTGGTCTTAATATCAATAATTTGTCTAGGTTGCATTTCCCTATCAGAACTAATTCAAAAGTTAAATTCGGGGTCTGGGAACCAACAGGAAATAAAAAAGAAGTAAACATGAGAGTTGGTGAGTGTTGGGTACTTGATACAAGAAAACCACACACGGTCATCAACGAAGGCGATGAAGATAGAATACATCTAGTTGTTGATGTAGTGACAGACAAAAATCTTAAAGAGACAATATTATCATGAAATGGTTTTATGAAAAAAATCGTGAACTATTAGATTCATCAGTCAATAAATACTTTGAAGAAGTTCTTTGGATGTCCAAAGACGAATTTCGTCAATGGGTAATTGACCTTCGTAGGACTGTTGTAGATTTGTGGGATAATCATAATCTTCCGCCAAGAGTTGGCTATGATGAACAAGAAATCATAGAACAATTCAATCAGATGCATTCTTTCCCTGTACATAAGTTTGAAGTAATTGATGAATTGACAGGCGAAAAAGATGTAATTAGAAACACAAGTGTAGTAGGTAATGCCGTCAATCAATGGTTTCCTACCATGATGAAAACTCGTATTAACTATACGAAAAAAGATGATGGTAAATCAATTTACGATTTTTTTGCAAAGGATGAATTACTTGGAACTTTTATCACATACGCTACCCGTCATTTTAAACGTGATTCTTTTTACCATTATTCTTCTGTTGCTAAATCGAACCAGCTTGAGTGTTATGGATATCTTCCTGTATCCGATGACGCTGTTATATGGATTACTGAATTCGAGAAGGAGTTTAGGAAGCAAGAAAAATGGGACTATTGGCTCCAACCAAAAGACATAGACAAAGAGTATACTGGTTACAATGAAGAATTAAAAAATCAAAAATATCTCATTATACATAAAGATGATATAGAGAAATTAGATATACCAGAAAAATGTAAAACTAATGTTGATTATAGCAAATCAGAACATTATCAAATTCGTCCATATGAGTTTAAACAAAAATTATTTCCAGTTGGACTAAAAGCTTTTCGTGTTTCATTCTGTCAGTATGCTGTAAATTTTCCACCACTAACAGCAAAGTACCTATATGAAAAATTTACTCAGCACTTGGTTGGACAACCTACTATCCGCATTTATGATCCTTCTAGTGGTTGGTCTGGGAGGCTTCTCGGTGCTATGTCTGTTCGGGATGACCGTCATATTCTTTATATTGGGACTGATCCTAACACTGATCATAACACCACTTCTAATCGTACAAAATATCATGAAGTCGCTGATTTCTATCGTAAGAATGTTAACAAAGGCGGACTCTGGGCAGATGAACACTCCCATACAGAAACAGAAATCTATCAACTAGGATCAGAGGTTATAAGAGATGATCCAAACTTCCAAAAGCATAAAGGTAAACTGGATTTGGTCTTTACATCACCACCTTACTTTGCTAAGGAAGCATATTCAGAAGATCCAACACAATCATATAAAAAGTTTGGGCAATATCAAGAATGGCGAGAAGGTTTTTTACGACCCACACTTGAAACCGCTGTTGAATGGTTACAGTCTGACCGTTATCTTTTGTGGAATATTGCCGATGCTGTTTTTGGAGGTGATATGTTACCTCTTGAAGAAGATAGCAGAAAAATTCTAGAAGAACTTGGTATGGTATATAAAGGCAAACTTAAAATGTCTTTAGCTCAAATGCCAGGCGGCAATAGAGTTGATACCGAGACTGGTTTACCAAAAGCAAAGAACTTCTGCAAAGTAAATGGTATGTGGTTAAAATACGAACCGGTATTCGTTTTCTATAAACCTTAAGTTTACCACTAAAATTCTTGACACACACACTACATAATGATATGATGTGAAAACTTGCTGATCACGCAAGGCTTTTTTTAACTTTGTTATTTTTTATTAGGAGATCATGATATGGCACAAAAGCTATCAGCCAAACAACGTATGTTGAACGCTCTCAAGCAAACTGAAGGCTACAATACTTTCACAGTAGCACAAGCACAACGCCGCTTTGGTGTGCAAAATGTTTCTCAGCGTATTGAAGAACTACGCAAGGAAGGTTATTGCATCTATACCAACACAAAAACACTTGACGATGGCAGCAAAGTCAAGTACTACAAAATGGGTACACCTACTCGTAAACTCGTTCAAGCAGCACTCAAAGGTGGATTTAGCTTTGCTAACTAATCCCCTATAAAGAAAGAAGGAGACTACCAAAAGTAGGTCTCCTTTTTTTACACCCATGAGGATAAAATGGAAATTTCAATTAAAACAGAAGAACTAAGAAAGAAAAGCATATTCATTGCCACACCTATGTATGGTGGTATGAATCATGGAATGTATATGAAAGCATGTCTAGATTTGCAAGGCATGTGTATGCAATATGGTGTTGCTACTAAGTTTTCATTTCTATTTAATGAATCTTTGATTACAAGAGCAAGAAACTATCTTGTTGATGAATTTCTAAGTCGTTCAGATTGCACACATCTACTATTTCTAGACTCAGATATTAATTTTGACCCTAGAGATGTTATTGCATTATTAGCTTTGGATAAAGATGTTATTGGTGGTCCATATCCAAAAAAAGCTATCAAATGGAAAAACATTAGGACTGGAATGCAAAAACATCCAGAAATGGAACCACAGCAATTAGAAAAACTTGCTGGTGATTTTGTTTTTAATCCTGTCAAAGGAACAGCACAGTTTAGTGTTACAGAACCACTTGAAGTTATGGAAATTGGTACTGGCTTCATGATGGTGAAACGTGAAGTGTTTGCAAAATTTGCAGAAGCATATCCACATCTTAATTACAAACCAGATCATGTGGGTCAAGCACACTTTGACGGTTCACGAATGATTCATGCATACTTTGATACTGTAATTGATAAGGGGTATACATTTGAAGATGCTCATCAATTACTACAGAGAGCAGCAAAAGGAGAAGATGTAGAATCAGAAGCAAAAAAACTTCTAGATAAAGAAAAAGAGGCATCACATCGTTACTTGTCTGAAGATTACATGTTCTGTCAATGGTGGAGAAACATCGGCGGCAAAATCTATCTATGTCCATGGATGAAAACATCTCACATTGGAACTTATC